CATCAGTGTCTCAACCTACGCCACGATCCCCAACAAGCTGACCCAAGCGCGTCCGATTCAAGTCTGGATTGAGCGCTTGCAGGAAGCCCCGAGGATCACCGTGTGGCCCACCCCAGATGCCAGCCAGTACACGTTCGTGTACTGGCGCTTGCGCCGCATTGATGACGCTGGAAGTGGTGTGAACACCATGGACGTCCCGTTCCGTTTTATTCCCTGCATGGTTGCAGGTCTGGCGTACTACTTGGCTCTGAAGGTGCCCGGTGGCTTGGAGCGTTTGGGTATCTTGAAAGAACAATACGACTTGGCTTGGCAGTTGGCTTCAGATGAAGATCGTGAAAAGGCGGCGGTTCGTTTTGTGCCGCGCCAAATGTATATCTAGTCATGGGGAATAAGTTTGCTTCTGGTAAAAACGCAATCGCGGAATGCGATCGTTGCGGGTTTCGGTTCAAGCTGACGGAACTGCGCAAGGAGATCGTTAAGGGCAAACTAATTAACATCCTTGTGTGCCGCGCCTGCTACGATCCAGATCAGCCACAGTTGATGCTAGGGACCTTTCCAGTTGACGACCCGCAAGGTCTTCGTAACCCCCGCCCAGACCATAGCTACGTAGTTTCTGGGTTGTTGGCCGATGGATCTACTGGGGGTGGCAGCAGGATAATTCAGTGGGGATGGAATCCGGTAGGCGGATCAAGATTTTTTGACGACGCATTGACGCCAAACCACTTGGCTTTAGACGTACAAATTGGTATAGTTAGCGTAAGTACGACATAAGGAGCCAATCATGGCAAACAGTTCAGGCGATAAAACCGTTCCCGTCCAAAAAGGCGGCTCTCCTAGCGCCCCCGGCGGCAAGACCAACGAAGAGATGCTCAAGCTAGGGCGTGGTCTGGCCAAGGTCGCTAACCAAAAGCGAGGCTAAATCATGGCCACCAAAGTAAATAACCTCGATGCCGCAGCATATGCCAAGCCCCACACCATGGCGGGTCAGCCCGTTACGGTGGAAGCCAACCCCGGTGTCGATCCGTACTGTAGTAACCCAGCCAACAGCCGTATGAGCCTTGGCAATATGGAGCAGAAACCTGCTAATGGTACTAAGACTGACGGCATCAAGATTCGCGGTACTGGCGCTGCAACTAAAGGCACAATGGCTCGTGGGCCGATGTGCTAAGGGTTAACCCTTGAACTACCAACAGCTTACGTCATCGTTACAAGCGATGACCGAAAACCAATTCCCAGACACGTATCTGGCGGATGGTTCGACGTTTACTACTGCACAGCAGCTAGCGCTATTTGTAGTGCAAGCAGAGCAGCGGATTTTTAACACGGTGCAGTTCCCTTCACTGCGTAAGAATGTCACGGGTACGATCAACATCAACAACAAGTACTTAGCCGCCCCAGTCGACTTTTTGGCCACCTACTCGATTGCAGTCATCGACGGCCTCGGCGCTTATACGTACCTGCTAAACAAGGACGCTAACTTTATTCGGGAAGCGTACCCAACACCCACAAGCACGGGTTTACCCAAGTACTATGCCTTGTTTGGCCCCGCTGTCGCAGGGGTTACGATAACACCCGAACTAACATTCATCTTAGGCCCCACACCCAATGCAAGTTACAACACAGAATTGCATTATTTTTATTATCCTGAGTCAATTACCACTGCGGGAACTACGTGGCTTGGCGATAATATTGACTCCGTTTTGCTTTACGGCGCACTTGTCGAGGCCTATACGTTTATGAAAGCGGAAACCGATATCATGGGTTTCATTCAAGGAAAATATCAAGAAGCACTCGGACTTGCGAAAAGATTAGGCGCAGGCATGGAGACCACTGACCAGTATCGCACTGGACAACCCAGAGTGCAGGTGAAATAATATGGCGTTCACTGGAAACTTTGCCTGCAACGGCTTCAAAACAGGACTAGCCAGCGGAGTGTTCAACCTCGGCACGGGAACTGCGCAGGTATACAAGATTGCGTTGTATACAAACAACGCTTCATTAGATGCGACTACAGCAGCTTACACACCTACTGGTGAGGTTGTAGCGTCAGGCTATACGGCGGGTGGCGATACACTGGTTGTGAGCCAAATCCCTACGGTGGGTAGTGGAGGTGGAACTACTGCCTACTTCTCCTTTGACAATGCTGTGTGGACTTCGGCGTTGACAGCTCGCGGCGCTCTGATATACTTGGCAGATGGGGTGACAAATCCTGCGGTCTGCGGGCTAGACTTCGGTGCAGACAAGACTTCCACGACCACATTCATCGTACAGTTTCCCGCAGCTACTAACACGTCAGCAATTATAAGGATTCAATAATGCACATTACAACTACCAAGGGTCCTATGGACACCGATTTGCTTGTACGTAAAGAAGGGAGTGTTGATAATGACTGCGAATGCACTAATTGGACTGAGTATTGGTTAGGTGAGGAGTTAGTTCATCGGTCAGTACATGTCCAGTTAAAAACGTCTCCCGCTGCGTTTGCTGAAGCAGCAGCTATTTCTTAAAGGAAAATATTATGGCTAATACCCAGAGCATGTGTACGTCGTTCCTCTCTGAAGTTCTTACCGGAACTCATAATTTCGGGGTAGCTCCTATTCGCGCAGCAACTACTGCGGATACATTTAAAGCCGCCTTGTTCCTAGCTTCGGCTACGGTCAATGCCTCAACTACGGCATATTCCACCACTGGAGAGGTAACAGGTTCCGGGTATACGGCGGGGGGTATTAACGTCACTAACGGCACTGTGCCAACGGCAACTAACGCCTCTGCTACGGCGGGTGTGGGCTTTTGGACTTCTTCTGCTAGTTTGGTATACACCACGGTCACGCTATCCACGGCCTTTGACGCAGTGATGATTTACAACTCTACGCAGGGTAACCGGGCAGTTAGTGTGCATACGTTTGGTTCACAAACCGTGACTGCGGGTACGTTTACCTTGACAATGCCATCGAATACCACGACTACGGCTTTGCTGCGTTTCGCAACAACGTAAAGGTAATTTATGTCACTCGGCTGGGGCGATAGCGCGTGGGGGGCTAACGGCTGGGGCGGCACGTTAGAGGCGACTGGCGTTCAGGCGAACGGTGTAGTAGGTGCAGTAGCTCCCGTTGTTTCTGCCGAACTTATCGGAGTTCAAGCCGTTGGCGAAGTTGGTACAGTAATCCAAAGTCGCTCGGTGGCTCTCACTGGGGTGCAATCTTCAGGTGTAGCCGGACAGTTGGGATTCATTAGGGGGATTGAGGCTACAGGCGCAGTTGGTTCAGTTGTCCAGAGTCACTCCATAGCCCTTATAGGAGTTTCAGCAGATACCGCAGTTGCCACAGTTGTTCATAGTCGTTCAATCGCCCTAACAGGTGTGCAGGCCGCAGGCGCGGTTGGGATGGAGACTACAGCGGAAACCATTACCATCGCCCTTACTGGAGTTCAGTCCGCAGCCGCTATCAACACCTTGCAAGAAGTTCAACGCACAAACGCCATAATCGGGCGTATAGTTGCAGGTGCGGTAGGCAGTTTTGGAGTTGACAACTGGATTTTAATCGATACCACTATTACGTAGGAAAAATATCATGCCCACTGCATTTACGTCGCTACTAGGTTTAGCTCTTCCCGTTCAGGGGGAGTTAAGCGGAACGTGGGGCGATACAGTCAACACTTCCATCACAGCACTTGTCGATTCTTCTATTGCGGGTGCTACAACCCTGACTACCGACGCAGATGTCACATTGTCAACAACGACAGGGGCGGCGAACCAAGCACGACAAGCCATCATCAACTGCACTGGCGCACGCTCGGTACTCCGCACCATCACCGCTCCTGCTACCAGTAAACAGTACATTGTCATAAACGGGACGACAGGCGGCTTTGGGGTAAAAATTGTTGGGGCGGGGCCAACTACGGGTATCACAGTTCCAGCGGGCGTGCAGGTTCTAGTAGCTTGGAATGGCAGTGATTTTGTTCAGGTAGGTGGGGCTGGAGATGTCACACTAACAGGCACACAGACGCTGACGAACAAGACAATTGATGCTGCAAGCAATACGCTAACAGGTGTTGCCACATTAACAGGCACACAGACGCTGACGAACAAGACAATTGATGCTGCAAGCAATACGCTAACAGGTGTTGCCACATTAACAGGCACACAGACGCTGACGAATAAGACGCTGGTGGCCCCTGCCCTTGGAACCCCAGTAAGCGGTATAGCAAGCGCCATGACCGTGGACGGCACAGACGCTGTTGGTTTTCGCAACATCCCACAGAATAGCCGAAGCGCGTCCTACACACTGGTGCTGGCTGATTCGGGCAAGCACATTTTTCACCCGAGCGCTGACACTACGGCGCGTACTTTCACGATACCTGCGAACTCAAGTGTTGCTTATCCAATAGGTACGGCCATCACGTTTATAAATCAAAACGGCGCTGGTGTAGTGACAATTGCAATCACGACAGACACCATGCGTTTGTCTCCAGCAGGCACAACAGGATCACGCACTTTGGCTGCAAACGGTTCGGCGACTTGCGTAAAAGTCACTTCAACTGAGTGGTTGATTTCGGGGAGTGGATTAACATGAGTGGCGCACTACAAGCAGTTTTTCAGAACCAACGATCATTTGGGCCGCCACCTCCCGGTGCAATAGGAACTGCCTATGAGGGCGGGTTTTATGCGGGTGAAATATCAACCACAGCCAATAGTGTAGCTACGCATTATCTAATTGTTGCCCCCGTTTCTTCCGGTCAAGCGTTTGAGCAATGGAAAAACGTAAACACTGCAACACCGGGCGCAGACAGCGTTATTAATGGCCCACAAAATACTGACGATATGGTGGCAGACGGTAATTCAACTGTTTATCCAGCGGCGCATTTTTGCAATAATGCTTCTATCGGCGGATTTACCGATTGGTACATGCCAGCTAAAAACGAGTTAGAAGTTTGCTATTTCAATCTTAAACCAACAACAAACGCCAATATTACAAATTCAGGAACCAACACCAACGCAGTTCCAAGTAGAGGTTCTAATTACACAGCCGGAACGCCAGCACAAACTTCGGCAGCAGCATTTAAAGACACAGGCGCAGAGTACTTTGCTGCTGCCAATTACTGGTCTAGTACTGAGGGTTCAGCGACGAACGCTTGGGGTCAGGCCTTCTCCAACGGCTTTCAGGGCTACACCGGTAAGTTCTATACGCCCAGGGTGCGTTGTGTCAGGAGATTAGCTATTTAATCCTTTAATTCTTTTCTTTATGGCTCAATACAAGCATTTGCCAATTTACAAGACGACTTACGAGTTGGTTACACGCAAGACCAAAGACTAGTTAGATTAGGAGCACCCTCATGTATATCTGCGTAACTGAAATTGATGCCGTTACAGGCGTTGTTTGCACTGCCGAGCCGCAGCGCACTGGCCCCTCCATGCCTGCCGTAAAAGGTTTGATTCACGT